GATTACGATCATAGATCTAACTCCAGTGGAGCTTGATCAGTAAATTGCTTTAATCGTTGATTACGATCATAGATCTAACTCCAGTGGAGCTTGATCAGTAAAGTGCCTTACGGAGCTGTCCTAACCTTCTAGCACAAGCATCTTTTGAACATATCTCATTTCAACTTTTCTGGCATATAATGACGATTCAAAATCATAACAAGGATCATCGTACTCTGTAAAATCTCTTTCATCAGTTTTCAGGTGAGACATTATGTAAGATGACATATCCACTCCGTTTGCTGCATTATACAACCCCGCTTTGGGTAACTCTTCCTTTAAGGATCGAACAAAGTCATCAAATACCTTACGTCCATACATATGTAATTCGTATAAGGCAGAGACAATAGCTCCTCGGGCGTGTTCAAGTTGATCTGAGGACATTGTCCATGACAACATCTTGTGTATAGAAATAGGGTCGATCTGTCCATCTTGATTCCTTTTTAAAAACGTCACTTCACTCTTTTCCATGAACTCTTCTGTAATCTGCTGTTTAGATGAATCGGTTGGTTTAAGCCCCATAGAAAGCATAATGGGTAATGTACTCAATTGGTTGTATTCCCTCAATGAAGTAGTAACATCAGCATCATCTCCTCCAAAAATGCAGGAGACGTGCTCATCGAACTTCAAGTTGGGAAATAAGGAATAAAAGCAATATCGCTCTCGTAAGGAATTAGCCATACTGTTCATAATGTATGTCAGTGGGTGACCAGAAGCTGTTCCTTGCTGAGTTACGTAAAGTTTATTCCCAAAAAGTACCACGGGAGTAACATAAAGCTCTTCCAAAGCGTCCCAAAATTTTTCATCAGGGAATAAACCAGAATTTATACGCATGAGGCGTCGCAATATTTGAAATGCTGCTCTCATCAGTTGTTGGGGCAATCTTGTGTCCCAATCCGAAAAATCTGCAGCCATATGATAACGATGTTTATTTGTATGTTCTTTCATCTCTTTCCATTCCTGGCTATATGGATTAATTCCATAAGCCTGCTCGAATGCAATGGGGTGATTATACACTAAGTAGTTAATCCACCACAAATATTTTCTCGTTACACAATACGTTGCTGAATCTCCTATGTAAAAAATTCTGGTTTTATCCTTTGATGCTTTAACAACTTCATCTTTTGGGTGAGCTTTTACATACGTAAACGGGGTTTGTCCTGATAACAAAAGTTCCTCAAATTCCAGTAAATATGACTCAAAATTTGGATCCATCTCTACGTAATATCCACCATCATCAAATTGTCGAAGATCTTTCACTTCCATAAAATCACTCTTCTGTCCTGAAAAAGGATACCCGATAGACGTATCTCCACGAAACTTCCTAACAGAGGGTAAATCTTCACCATCAACGTACCCAAGCAATCCTTCAGAAAACGTAACTGGTTTAATCTTCACTTTATCTTCTTCACGTAAGCACATCATTATTCTGTCAAAATAATCATCCACACACTTGTCTAGCAAAGTCTGATCTAAAAGGCACGGTCGTGTTTTCATATTTTCCGATACTCTGACATATTGATCCCATACCTTATTTCGAATAGACTCTCCATTCACTGCTTGAAGTGCTTTGGGTCCTGAAAATAAATCGCTATCTAGCAATGAACCACATATCTTCAACCGCATGGGAGCTAATAAAGATTTTTTCGCAGATGTAGGTTTGGTCTTAGAATTCATCTTTTCAACATAACCGATCTTCGTACAACAAGTATGTACGCTAGACGTTGCTTCAAACACTACATGATCGGTCTGAGTTCCTGGTCTGCTAGGTCTCATTAACTCCTTTTCATTACATCGGGGACTTAACTCACACACTGGGAAAGGAACGCATAGAAATGTTGTATTAGTATCTGTCGATGCTACGACCATTCCAACGCTATTCCCTTGAATATCTGTTACTATAAGTCCACAGTCTCCCCTGCCAACTTTTCTCCGTGGAGAATCAAACATATACACCACTGGAGGGCGTATTTCATTATCTCCATAGGCAAAACTTCCTGTAGACTTATACAAAACATCAAAAAATGCTCCATTTTGGGGATCATATACATAACACTTCGGATTTTTGTCCAATGGAATGTTGGAAATAGTAGTGGGATCGTTGAACAAACTACCGAAACGATGTTGTCCATCTTTCACACGAATCAACGCTATGTCTAAACCCCTATCAAAGAAAACATTTCCTTCACCAGGCAATGAAAATTTTGTCCCATCACCATCGTACTCGACTTGCACATCCGGAATCTCGTCTGGAAACATGTGGGCGACAGTCAATATATGGTTGTTATCATAATGATAACCATAGTTAACGTTCAAGCCCACAGTAATCCGTACTGTTCTTTTTCTTGTTCTCGTTATGCCATGAGTACTAGTCCCTTGTGCGGGCTGATACTCACCTTTTAGATATTTTTCTAAAGAGTTATTTTTATTTTTATTTGTTTTTCTTGTTTTGTCATTTTTATTGTAATATTGATACGCTTTGTAAACGGATATTACTGCAACGGCGCCGATCAACACTAAACGCAATTTCTTCAGCTGCTGTTCGTAATCATCACGTTCTCTAAACGTAACAATATATATTTTAATTTTCTTAACATAATACGCACAATAATCTATCACATATAACCAGTACAAATAATTAAACAACACAAAACGAATCCACTCAAAATATGTAACGAATTTTTCTTTCTTTTGTAAAATTTTTCTGAAAACATATATACACATGCAACACATGATAAAATTACACACAAAACCGTATAATCCTACAAACACTAAAAATGCATTGAGACACTTCACAAAAACATTTCTACAAGTCCACAAAAACGAACACAACACAGCAACATAAAACCACATCTCATTCGTCCA